AGTTACAACTTCAAGAAGTACAAGTACTTCATGGACTACTTCGTGGACTACGGCAGTAAGTACAGGTACATCGTGGTCAACTTCAGTTAGTACAAGTACTTCATGGACTACTTCAGTTACAACTTCAAGAAGTACGTCGACTACTTGGACTACTTCATGGACTACTTCTGTAAGTACAAGTACATCGTGGTCCACTTCTGTAAGTACTAGTACTTCATGGACTACTTCCGTTACAACTTCAGTAAGTACAAGTACTTCATGGACTACTTCGTGGACTACGGCAGTAAGTACAGGTACATCGTGGTCAACTTCAGTTAGTACAAGTACTTCATGGACTACTTCAGTTACGACTTCGAGAAGTACAAGTACTTCATGGACTACTTCGTGGTCAACTTCTGTTAGCACTTCGACTTCGTGGACTACTTCAGTATCAACATCAGTTAGTACAAGTACAAGTTGGACTACGTCATGGACCACAGCAGTAAGTACAGGTACAAGTTGGTCAACTTCTGTAAGTACAAGTACAAGTTGGACTACATCAGTTACAACTTCAAGAAGTACAAGTACTTCATGGACTACTTCATGGTCAACTTCTGTAAGTACAAGTACATCGTGGACAACTGCTGTAAGTACAAGTACTTCGTGGACTACATCAGTATCAACATCAGTTAGTACAAGTACATCATGGACCACTTCATGGACCACAGCAGTAAGTACAGGTACAAGTTGGTCAACTTCTGTAAGTACAAGTACAAGTTGGACTACATCAGTTACAACTTCAAGAAGTACTTCAACTACTTGGACTACTTCGTGGTCAACTTCTGTAAGTACAAGTACTTCGTGGACTACTTCAGTATCAACATCAGTTAGTACAAGTACTTCATGGACTACTTCGTGGACTACAGCAGTAAGTACAGGTACTTCATGGTCAACTTCTGTAAGTACAAGCACAAGTTGGACTACATCAGTTACAACTTCAAGAAGTACAAGTACAAGTTGGACTACTTCATGGACTACGTCTGTTAGCACTTCAACTTCATGGTCAACTTCTGTATCAACATCAGTTAGTACAAGTACTTCATGGACTACTTCATGGTCTACTTCTGTAAGTACAAGTACATCGTGGTCGACTTCTGTAAGTACAAGCACAAGTTGGACCACATCAGTTACAACTTCAAGAAGTACAAGTACTTCATGGACTACTTCATGGAATACTTCTGTAAGTACAAGTACTTCATGGTCAACTTCAGTTAGTACAAGTACTTCATGGACTACCTCCGTTACAACTTCAGTAAGTACAAGTACTTCATGGACTACTTCGTGGACTACAGCAGTAAGTACAGGTACATCGTGGTCAACTTCAGTTAGTACAAGTACAAGTTGGACTACATCAGTTACAACTTCAAGAAGTACTTCGACTACTTGGACTACTTCGTGGTCAACTTCTGTAAGTACAAGTACAAGTTGGACAACTGCTGTAAGTACAAGCACATCGTGGACCACTTCTGTATCAACTTCTGTAAGTACAAGTACTTCATGGTCTACTTCTGTAAGTACAAGTACTTCTTGGTCTACTTCTGTAAGTACTAGTACTTCATGGACTACCTCCGTTACAACTTCAGTAAGTACTAGTACTTCATGGACTACTTCGTGGACTACAGCAGTAAGTACAGGTACAAGTTGGACGACCTCTGTAAGTACAAGCACAAGTTGGACTACCTCCGTTACAACTTCAGTAAGTACAAGTACATCATGGACTACTTCATGGAATACTTCTGTAAGTACAAGTACAAGTTGGACAACTGCTGTTAGCACTTCAACTTCATGGACTACATCAGTTACAACTTCTGTAAGTACAAGTACTTCATGGACTACTTCATGGTCTACTTCTGTAAGTACAGGTACTTCATGGTCAACTTCTGTAAGTACAAGTACTTCATGGACTACCTCCGTTACAACTTCAGTAAGTACAAGTACTTCATGGACTACTTCGTGGTCCACTTCTGTAAGTACAGGTACTTCATGGTCAACGTCAGTAAGTACAAGTACAAGTTGGTCTACATCAGTTAGTACATCAACATCGTGGACCACTTCATGGACTACATCTGTTAGTACTAGTACTTCATGGTCGACTTCAGTTAGTACAAGTACTTCGTGGACTACTTCTGTTACGACTTCGAGAAGTACAAGTACTTCATGGACTACTTCGTGGTCTACTTCTGTAAGTACAAGTACTTCATGGACTACTTCAGTAAGTACATCCACATCATGGACTACTTCATGGACTACTTCTGTAAGTACAAATACAAGTTGGACAACTAGTATAGAAACTTCATTTTATATCGTATAATTTTTAAGGTTAGTTAAATAGTGTATCTTAATTAAGCTTATGGATTATTTAGAAGAGTATAAAAAAATTTTTAATAATGGAAGATTTATCAGACACGGAAAAAAAATTACATTAAATGATTTTCCTATATTTGATGGTTCTGGAATTAAATTATTATTAGATAAAATTTTATTAGAGTTAAAAGATAAAAAATCAGTAACTTTGTTAGATTACGGGTGCGGATCATCATCTATATGGCACGAATCAATAATAGGTCAAAAAAGGCAAAATTTATTTGAAATTCTCGGGCCCAAAATTCAATCGTTTCATAGATATGATCCTAGAAATGAAGCATTTTCTAAAAAATTAAATTCAAAATTTGATATTATAATTTGTTCTAATGTATTAGAATTTTTTTCAAAAATTGAAATATCAAAAATTCTAAAAGAGTTACAAGATTTTTCCAATGAAAGTACTCACATCTTTTATACAATTAACACAGGGCCATCTAAGAATTTTTTCTTAAATGGCACAAATATGCATGTAACTCAAGAGTCGGCCGACTTTTGGATAAACATGCTAAAAGAATTTAATAATTGTAAAATATCCGTAGCAGTTGATAAAAAATTTTTAATTTAACCAAAAAAATTGTAATTTATTATTCAAATATAGTATATTAAAAATAAATTCTTATAAAGTGAGATATCATTATGGACATGTTTAATAAAAAATCGTTATCTGAGAGAATCGGTGAAATACAAAAATGTACAAGCCTTCATCATTTAAAAGATGTTGAAAAATATTTTTTATATAGTGTAAAAAAACACAAAATCGAAGTAGCATATGATGTAATTGCTAATGAAATACCTTTTTTTAAAACATTAAATTATACAGAATGGGCACATTCTTTTATCATGCATCCTTTGCAGCAAGAATTAAGAGTTCAACAAATGCAAGATGCTTACAACGATAATGCTGAACAAAAAATAGATTTTGTAACTTATTTTAAAAATAGAATTCTGTCAGGGCAATCTAACAAATATACTCATATTCAAAAGGATACAAAAAACTATCCTAGAGACAATTTAGTAGTTTTAGTTGGGTCAAATAAACTAAAAGATAGAATATGTCTTAATAAACTAAAATGGATTTCTACAACGTTAGATGAAGATGTTTATTTTAAGCCCCATCCTTTAACTACTCATCAACTTGTTGGAGAATTAAAAGATTTATTCAATGATGCTAATGTATTGCATCGTGATGCAGATATGTATTCTTTCTTAGTAGAAGCAAAAACAGTTTATACCTCGCATATGAGTGAATCTGCCGTATATGCTATTTGTCTCGATAAAATAATAGAGCCCATTGATGTTTATAATAAAGTAGAACAAGCATCTTTTTATCATATTAACAAATATTTGTTTAGTGTAGATCAACCTAAAGAATGGTTAAATCGTACATTAAATAGTTATAAATCAGGTATTGTTAATCCAGAAATAGAAGAAAACTGGAAGGAAAAAATTGATCAATATCTTGATTATATTATGACTACCAGAGCTAAATTTAAAAACAAATATATTGCTAAACCAGCCTAAATTTTTAAGCATCTTAAATATTTTTTTATTGATAAATATCATATGGCTAGAATCAAAAATCTATAAGGGTACAATGATTGGTCAATAAATATGAAAGTCATTTAAGATGCCAGGATTTATTCCGTATACAGGTACAGCAATTGCAATGGGAAAAGTGTATGCAGCATTTGCAGGGGGTCCATACCCTCCTACAACACCAAATATTAGTTTAAGTGGTGTCTTAGGCCCATTTGCATCGGTATCTACAGGTACAGAAATTAGTCTGTCGGCGACATTTGGCGGAAAACCAACTCCATACCCATACCCATGAAGATAGAAAACATTGAAAAAATAATATCAAAAGTAAGTAAAAGTCCAAAAAAGTGGGAATTAGACGAATTAGTTTATTTCGATCGTGATACTAATCCAGATACACTTTTAAAATTTTTTAATCGTATTCGAGAATTAAAAAGTATTAAAACATTATCACCTGAAGAAAAAATAGAACTAAAGTATCTAACAGAATTATTATCCGATATGGATGAAAAAGAATGTTTAAGCCTACTTAATGCTTCTGAAGAAGAATCCAAAACAGCTTTTATTGAAAATCTTGCTAGAACTAGTGCAATAGAAATGTTAACAAGTGGTAGAATCGGTTTTGATTCTATGAATACGGCTTGTAAATTAAGCCCTAATGACTTTATACTATGTGCTAAACGCACTCAAGATTTACTAACTGCAATTCAGGGATTAGTTATCAAAGGCGAAACATTAAGTAAGGACATAGCAGGAGCATGAAAAAGAAAAGCGTATTCGATTCAACAGCTTGGAGTTCAAAAAAGGGCAAACTGGCAGTTTTAGTCCCTTGTAGAGATACATTACATTCAGCTCACGCAATGAGTTTACTTGAATTAGTAAAATTTAATACTATGAATGATATAGATACTCAAGTTTTTATGGATAGTAGTACTATATTGCTCAATCAAAGAGAACGATTAGCTACAGAAGCATTGAAATTAGGTAGTGAATATATGCTATGGCTAGACAGTGATATGGTATTTCCTGCTACTACTGCGGTTCGATTGTTAGCACATAATGAACCTGTTGTTGCTGCAAATTATGTTCGCCGGCAATTTCCTATAAAAGGTGTTGCATATCCAAAAATTGGCCAGTGGGAAGATCCTTTAAAATTTGATGTAAAAGATAATTTGGTTCCGGTTGAAGGTGTGGGTATGGGATGTTTTTTAATGAAAACAGAAATATTTTCTAAAATTCCTAAACCTTGGTTTGATTTTGGATGGACACCTAAGAGCAATGATTGGTTAGGTGAAGATATGTTACTATGTCAAAAAATGGCCAACTTAGGTTACACTGTTAAAATAGATACTGTGTTAAGTAGAGAAATAAGTCATCTAGGAACTTGGGCGTTTAATGTTAATATGTTAGATTAACTCTAACATAATTTCTAATTTAGCCCTGACAATTTTATTATTAAAACTATTTTTTAGTCCTTGATGTAAAGGTTTCGGCCAAGAATCAAAACTACACCAAGCATATCCGGAATGTTCATGATTTAATTCCGGAATAAATTCTTTTTCTACAACTAAAATATATGTGTTATATTGAAATTGTTGATCATTACTAACAAATAATTCTAAAGGAACAGTTTTTATAATAGGAATTGACAGTTTTCCGATTTCTTCGTCAATTTCTCTTTTAAGCCCATCAAAAATAGTACAGTCGGAAGGTTCTTTTTTACCACCTGCTATACTCCATGTTCCTGCTGTTTTTCCTTGATTACGTAATAATAAAAGAAATCTTTTTGTTTCTTTACTTAAAAATAATCCGCCACTACAAATTATAGAACTAGTCTCCATAATCTCTTATCGTATATTCCTTCATAAACTTTACTCCAAGAACCATTTGACCACTTATATTGTGTTCCTGTATAAGAGTTAGTTATATAAATGACGTTGTTCGATAATGTAGAATTGAAAATTATTACCCAATTAGTTCCGTTCCATTCGATTATATCATTTGCATGTGCTTGAAAATCTGAATTATCTGTATTTTTCCAAGCATCGGGCCCATCATATCCCAGTGTGCCGAATTGTTCATTTAAGTTTATATCTTCTAATATTAGATATCTAGTTCCTGTTGCCAATCCTCTTGGATCATAAGTTTCTGGATTAATAATAGCATCAACTGTTCCTCGACCGGATAAAATTGTATTTGTAGGTATTGTATCAGTATCGACGTTCAATGTCATTATTCTATCGTCAACTGGATCTAAGCTGATATAAGCAACTACTTCACTTTCGCCGTCTTGATTAAATCTTAATTGACTTAGCCCTGCACGAAATTTTCCAGGATAGACATCTAACAAAGTATGCCAACTAGAAGAATTTCTAGGATTAGATAAATCTATAGCTTCACCGTCACCATTTGAATTAATTAACCGTGCAGTATTGTTTAATACAAGTAAATCAAAATCTCCCGGAGTTACAGTTATTGTAGCATCCGGTTCTGTTCCTTCAAACATTTCTGCGGCACCAATTTTGTCATAGATTGAATTTATTGATCCTTTAGCATTGCTAGAAAATATATTGGTAATAATTTTTGTAATTATTCCTAATTTCTTAACTTTAGCAGGTGGAGTTATCCATATAGGTGCCTTGAATGTCCAACTAAAAATATCAATGTCTTCACTTGTACCTTGTGGAATTTGACGGCTAGTAAAAATTTGTGAATCGATATCTATAACACTTAAACTGGTCCAGTCTACATAATTGTCAGTTGTTTGTATTTCAAAGCTAGGAGTGAATAATACTGCAATCTGTTCCCATAATTGTAATTTTTGATCTGTACTACTTGTCCAAACATCGGCTGCAAAAGTTATTGTATAAGGTGTAGGCATTAAACGTTCTATAGTATAGTTACTACCTTGAGTGTTTAAGTATTCTTGAGCATTGTCGTCGAATTCACGTTCACGTATATGAATTTTACTAACAAATGTAGGATCTTGTAATCTAGGACGATCAAATTGTAGATCTTTAATATAGCAGGCAATAAATGGAGCACTAGGAATAGTATTTTCACTGTTCTTTTTAAGTATCTGTGCAACTTGTCTAGTCATATCACCATAACGTACAGGCACTTGAACTAACTGTCCTTTGCTATCCTTATAGCTAAAGTTACTCATTACTTGTATAAATTGTGCAAGATAACGTCTTATCTGACCGTCATAAAAATAATCCAATTTAATCTCCTAATTAATTGTCAGCTCGGGGCTTTAAGGCTTTACTTAATGCTTGACGTTCTTGTACGACTTCGCCTGCAATAGTTGCTGTATTTGTATTATTAATAAATCCAGACTTTTGACTATTTCTAATTTTATTAACATCTAATGTCTGTGTACCACCTTGAGTACTATTTGTCATTCTTACATTATCTTCGAATTTAATCCAAGTAACACCGTCAAATCTAAATAATCTGTTAGGAAGATAATCTGTTCTTAGATAAAATTGTCCTCTCACAGGACTACCAGGAAATGTTATTCCGAATCCGTATGGCGCTCCGTTTGGTGGTACACCATCACCAGTTAAGTAACCTACATAATAATCTTTTCTTGGGCTGTTTAACACTAAACTAGCATCTAAATATGTAGTACTAGCATCACTATCAAATGTGGTATCAAGTACATCTAATGTTCCTGTGTCTTCTTTTTCTGGTAGTACATATAAATGTTGTGTTTCGTATCCACTTTTTCCAGTATCTTCTTGTGCTTGGGCAATAATTTGATTATTAATTTCTAAATTCTTTTGATATGTAGATAACAAATCACGTAATGTACTACCGTCTTCATCCCCAGATTCTTGATCAAGTATTTCTTTAAATTCTTGCGAATCAACTAACGGAGCACATTTTGCCCTAATTAGATGCGGATACCAAGTTTGACTATATCCATTGGCAGGACGTGTTACTTCTTGCACAACGTAAAATCTTTTTAATGCTACTAAACTGTCATCTAATCCGTATTCGTCTTTTTGATGCGGAAGTTCAATTACATCACCAGCCATAAGTTTACGTCCGAGAACATCAACAATACCACGTAAATGAAAGTGGATCATTATGTTGTCATTTTGTAAAAACAAACCAAATTGACTTAAGTTAAAATCAATGTCTTGTAATGTATAAATTCCACGGATTACATAGATATCAGGGTCATAGTGACGATCTCTATTTTCCATAAACAATAAGTCTTGTATCCCTAATTCTGGTATTGGATTTGAATTGTTCGGAGTTGTGGGAGTACTTTCTCCCGCAGCAGGGTTAACTGGACCTAAATATTTGTGAATAAAGACATCAGTTCCACCTACTTGGAATTGTTCGTTGATCACACGATCTAAAAAACGAAAATCGTTGCCTTTTTCGGGGCGATATAAAGAAAGTCTTGGCATAGTAATGTATTTATAGCATAAATATTGATATGACTGAGAACGAAAACGAACGCCAAAAAATTATAGACTACTGTCAAACCATGCTAGGCTCTGGTATGATTGACGTAGAGTTAGATCCTATTCACTATAATACTGCCATTGACCGTGCTTTAAACAAGTTCCGTCAACGTAGTAGTAATGCAGTAGAAGAAAGTTTTAGCTTTTTGACTATTGAAGTTGATAGAAACGACTATGTATTACCATCTGAAGTAATGAATGTACGTCAAATTTTTAGACGTAGTATAGGTTCTCGTTCAGGTGGCGGACAAGGCGGTACACTTTTTGAACCGTTTAATTTAGCATATTCAAATACATATCTACTTACTGCTACAAATATGGGCGGTTTAGCTACCTATTACGCATTTGCAAGTTACCAAAAGCAAGTCGGTAAAATGTTCGGTAGTGAAATAAATTTTACATTTAATAGAACTTCTAAGAAATTAACCTTGATGCAACGTCCAAGATCGGAAGAAGAAGTTTTATTATGGTTACACAATTACAGACCTGACTTTAATTTAATGCAAGATCCTTTTGCAAATCAATGGCTGAAAGATTATAGTCTAGCAACTTGTAAATTAATTTTAGGTGAAGCTCGTGAAAAATTCGCTCAGGTTGCAAGTCCTCAAGGTGGTACACAATTAAATGGCGCTGCATTAAAGGGAGAGGGCAAGGCCGAAATAGAAACTTTAGAGCAAGACCTTGTTAATTATAAAGACGGGTCAACCCCGTTAACTTTTGTCATTGGCTAAACAAAATATTGACATACTTCTTATTAACGTATAAATTATAGTATCGCCCGGAGATGCTATGATTATTGGATTTGTAGGATTTATAGGATGTGGCAAGGATACTGCTGCTGATTATTTGGTTAATTATCACGGATTTAGACGAGATAGTTTTGCTAATACACTAAAAGATGCTGTTGCACATGTGTTTGGATGGGATAGGACTTTACTAGAAGGTCGTACAAGAGAATCTCGAGAGTGGAGAGAAACAGTTGACCAATGGTGGGCAGAACGTTTAAATATGCCAAAACTTACTCCACGTTGGATATTACAGTATTGGGGCACTGAAGTTTGTAGAAATAATTTTCACGATGATATTTGGATAGCTAGTTTAGAAAATAAACTTAGAAAAACTAAAGATAGCATTGTAATTAGTGACGTAAGATTTCCTAACGAAATGAAAGCTATTAAAAATTCTGGTGGAATTGTAGTAAGAATTAAACGAGGACCAGAACCAAAATGGTACGAACATGCAGTCAATGCCAATAAAGGTGAAAAACATCTAGGGTGGGCAATAGGTAAACATCAGTTAGAACAACTTGGAATTCATAGTAGCGAAACAGCATGGGTAGGTTTACCTGTAGATTACGAAATTACTAACAACGGAACTATTGTTGAACTATTTGATCAATTAGATTCGTTAATTAAAAGTCAGGTTTCAGATCACCTTGCCGCCAAGGCAGCTTAAGTTTGTGTAGTATTCGTTGACAATTAGCACAAATAGTTTTTAAATTAGAATATTTGTAATTGCTAGGATTACCGTCAATATAATAAACATTAAATTGTTCTTGATATTTTGAAGTAAACCCGCATTTATCACATTCTGATTTTTTCTTATATCCGTGAAAGGCCCATAGTGGCCTTTCTTTTTTTCTGTTTTTAGAACAATGGTCGCATTTTGACCTGAAAAAAGGTTTTTCATTTTTATAATAGTTAATAGCAACGGGTCTTTGACCACATTCTTTACATAAATTTCTAATCATACGCCCTTTTTCAATCCCTTTTGTATGTATTTAACCAGTATCTTTTTTATGTTCAGTGCTAAATATAACAAAGTAAATCCATTCGAGGAGATCATATAATGGCAAATTTGCAATCACCAGGCGTACAAGTACAGGTAATCGATGAAAGTTTCTACTTACCTGCTGCACCGGGCACAACCCCAATGTTATTTGTTGCTTCAGCACAAGATAAAAAGAATCCTAGCGGCAGTACTGCAGAAGGTACAACAGCAGCCAATGCTGGCAAAATTTGGTTAATAACCAGTCAAAGAGATTTAGTCGAAACATTTGGTACACCTTTATTCTACACAGATGCTAGCAGCAATCCTCTACATGGTGATGAATTAAACGAATACGGTCTACAGGCTGCTTATAGCGTATTGGGTGTTAGCTCAAGAGCTTATGTTGTTCGCGCTGATTTAAATACCACACAACTAGTTCCAACAAGTTCTACACCTACAGGCGGCCCTGTGGCAGGTACATTCTGGCTAGATTCCGATGCAAGTGTATTCGGAGTTAAAGAATGGAGTTCTAGTACACAAAAGTTTACTGTTAAGACTCCGTTAGTTTTAGATGACAATAGCCCATCTACAGATCTTGTTTCAGGTGCTCCTACAAATTCATTTGGTTCAAAAGGTGACTATTGCATGGTACTACCTTACAGTACTTCTGCTGACGTTGGTCTGTTTTATAAAACAACAACAAATGTATGGGTTCCAGTCGAAAATGGTTTTGACAGTGGAAAGGCATTACAAATAAGTCCGCACTATACATATCCGACTACATTTAATAGTTCTACCGCAACAGGTAGTGTTTGGATAACAACTACAACACCATCAAATGGTGCTAAATGGAGTTTAAAATATTATAATGGTTCTACACAAACATGGGGTACTGTTAATGCACCTATCTATTCAGGAAATAAAGAAGCAATTTATGCACTAGATTCTTCAGGCGGCGGTAAAAATATTCCATTAAGAACTGTTTATATCGATAGTAACCCAGATAATCTTACCGCAGAAACTGCTAGATTTGAAATTAAACAAAGAAATGTAGCAGGAGCAACTATAGCAACTGGTAATGCTACAACAAATTTATCTGTTGAAGGTTCATATACATTTACACTAAAGGTTACAACTCCTGGATCTAATAGTTGGTCTGTAAATACTGCAACTATTACACCTCCAAATACAACTACCGTAATAGCATCTTTAATTCCTGCTGCTATTAGTTCTTTAGGGTTATCGAATGTCAGCGCAGCGTGGAATGCTAGTACAAATAAACTAACTGTAACACATGCTGCTGGCGGCGATATTATGATCGACGACGGTACTAATACACCGATTGATAAATCTGGTTTTTCTACTACTGGATTAGATAATGTTTATGTTCCACCTTCGGGCGAAACAGGATACAACTTCTTAATATCAAATTGGAAACCGTTAGTCTATCAAGCTAAAGCATCTGCACCGACTACTGATCCAGCAGATGGAACACTATGGTACAATAATGTTGTAGGTGATGTAGATATTATGATTCATGATGGATCTAAATGGGTAGGTTATAAAAATTCATTAAGTTCAACTAATTCAACTGGACCGTTAATTGCCGCAGTAGAACCTACTGAACAAAGTGACGGAACAGGATTAGAAACAGGAGATATTTGGATTGACACAAGTAATCCAGACGAGTTCGGTCGTAAGATCTACGTTTACAATTCTACAAATGTTGTAGGAAAGAGATGGGTATTACAAGATGTTACTGATCAAAGTTCACCAGACGGCTGGCTATTTGCTGATGCACGTTGGGCAACAACAGGTACAACATTAACTGCAAGCAGTATTGTTGATTTGTTAAGCAGCAATTATGTAGACCCAGATGCTCCAGATCCTGCATTATATCCAAAAGGAATGCGTCTATGGAATACACGCCGCTCAGGATTTAACGTTAAGAAATACATTGTAGGTCATATTGATATAGAAGCCAACGAAGGCCGAAATATTAGAATGAACAACGAATCAATGAGTAATTACAAATCAGATCGTTGGGTAAGTCAATATCCAGTTGCTGCCGATGGCGGACCACAATTCGGACGTTTAGCCCAAAGAGCGCAAGTTGTTAATGCACTAAAAGAAGTAATTGATAGCAACACTTCGGTTAGAGATACTGATACATTAGTATTCAACTTATTAGCTGCTCCTGGATACCCAGAAGCAATACAAAATCTAATTGGATTGAATACAGATCGTAAACTTACTGCGTTTGTTGTAGGTGATACACCATTTAGATTAGTCCCAAATGCAACTGCTTTAAGCCAGTGGGCATTAAATTCTAACAATGCGTTAGATAATGGTGACAAAGGTGCAACTAGCTATGACGAATACATGGGTATGTGGTATCCAAGTGGTTATACAAATGACAATACTGGAAACAACATTGTTGTTCCTCCAAGCCATATGATGCTACGTACTATCATTAACAGTGATAATAAGAGCTATCAGTGGTTTGCACCAGCAGGTACACGTAGAGGTGGCGTAGACAATGCAACATCAGTTGGTTATATTACTGATGAAGGCGAATTTAAACCTGTTGCACTATACGAAGGATTACGTGATACACTATATAATGCTAAAGTTAACCCAATTGCAACACTAACAGGTGTTGGAGTTGTTGCGTATGGACAAAAGACCAGAGCAAGAAATGCTAGTGCATTAGATCGTGTTAATGTTGCAAGATTAGTAGTTTATCTACGTAGACAGTTAGACATCATGGCTCGTCCATTTTTGTTCGAACCAAATGATGCTCAGACACGTAGAGAAATTAAAGCAGCAGCAGAAAGTTTATTATTAGAGTTAGTAGGACAACGTGCTCTATATGACTTTATTGTAGTTTGTGATGAGACAAACAATACACCAAGTAGAATAGATCGTAATGAATTATGGTTAGATATTGCTATAGAACCTGTTAAGGCAATTGAGTTTATCTACATACCAGTAAGATTGAAAAATACTGGTGACATTGCAGCCGGACTATAAAAGGTAAATAATAGAAACTAAGGAGCATTTAAATGCCAATTGCAAGTTTAAATAGATTCACAGTACCTTTGAGTGCTACACAAGCAGCAACAACTCAAGGTCTACTAATGCCAAAATTAAAGTATCGCTTCCGCGTTACTCTTGATAGTTTTGGTGTTGCAGGAAACCCTAGCACAGAATTAACTAAACAAGTTATGAGTGCATCACGACCTGATATTACTTTTGAACCAATAGAACTACAAGTCTATAATAGTAAAGTAAAATTAGCAGGTAAGCACAGTTTTGCTGATACAAAACTAATGTTAAGAGATGATGCTAGTGGAGTTGTAAGTAGAAAAGTTGGCGAGCAATTGCAGAAACAATTTGATTTCTTCGAACAAAGCGGAGCTGCAAGTGGTATTGACTATAAGTTCAGAATGCGTGTCGAAATCTTAGACGGCGGTAACGGGCAATTCGAACCAGTAACACTAGAAAGCTTTGAATTTTTAGGGTGTTTTATTAGACAAGTACAGTATGCAGAAGCAAGCTATACTGAAAATGCTGCAATGGATATTAGTTTAACTATAGCGTTCGATAACGCAATACAATTAGAAGCTCCTGGTGGTGCAAGTTCTGGTGTTGGACTAGATGTAGGTCGTGTTGTAAGACCACCAACAGCACAAGGTCTAGTAACAGGTTAATAATTAAATTAACATTAGAGAAACCCGGCATAAAAACCCGGGTTTTTTATTTGGCTAAATATTATTATGAGTAATGCATTTACAAACTGGTTAACATCTGCCCGAGCTATTGATCCTAAGGCAGGCGGTGTTCCTATAATGAAGGATTATCAACATGCTTCTAGATTGTATATTGATGATACCTTTAGTCTAACGCCAAAATTAGGATTTTTATATTTTATTTCTTTTAACATTAATAGAGAAGCAATTTTAAGCGAAACTTGGGCTAATAGAGATAGTAATGATTTTAGCCTGTTGGCTAAAAAAGTAGATCTTCCTAAATTTAGAATAGCCACAGAAACATTAAATCAATATAATCGAAAAACAGTTGTACAAACTAAATTAAACTACGAACCAGTTAGTATAGAATTTCATGACGACAATGCAGATATAGTTAACGGATTTTGGGTTAACTATTATAAACATTATTATGCAGATAGTAATTATGGCGGCGGAGCAGTTGGACAACCAGAACAAAATCAATCTGTAAAAGAATTCGGTGACACAAAATACGGAGAAATAGATTACAACTATGGACGTAGTGACTCAATAAAAACTCAAAAACCTTTTCTGTCTTCTATAGATATATATGTATTGTATAAGCATCAATTTACACAGATAACTTTACTTAATCCAAAAATAACAGAGTGGATGCACGATTCATTGAATCAAACAGAAGGTACTAAAATCATGCAAAACAGAATGGGTATTATGTATGAGAATGTACTATATAATCAAGGTTTTATCACACCCGGAAAAATACCAGAAGAATTTGGTGAAGCCAGATATTATGATACAACACCTAGTCCTTACGGTGTTGCAGGTACACCAGTAAATCAAACATTAAATAGAAGTCAATCACCGTTTGATAAACCAGGCAAAGATAGAGTGTTTGGAAGAATAGGTGGTCCTGACTCTAGACGAAATGGTCTATTAGATATCGGTAAAATATTAGCTAACAATTATCTAAATAGAAACGGTCTCGGAAAAGCAAAAAGCACAGGATATAATATTGCATCCGGTGTGTTAGGCGCAGTAACCGGCTCAGGAGCAGGCAAATATGCAGAACCTCCTCCAAGCACAAATCAACCAGGTATAATTAATTTACCAGGCGGTGTTAATATCAATATTTTTAAAGGTTTAAACAAAAGTGTCGACGGTAAAATTCGTGCCAATCCCGCAGCACTTATATTTCCTAAACTAGGTGGCGGCGGAGGTTAATATGGCAACTAGTTATTCAAATCTTCCTACAAACAATTCTGGGGGCGAATCTACAATTCGATCTTTTAATAATTATTATTCTGCACCTATAGAATTAAATGCCACCGCTTATGCCGCAATGACTGGTTATTTTACTAATAGCGGATTCGACCAATCAGCAGCTGAGTCTATTAGTTCTATTATAATGGCCCAGGCTAAAAGAGACGGATATAATCCCATGCAAATTTTAGATACACTAAAAGGATTAGATTCAGTTGAGCTAAAAGGTTTATTAGCTGAAATATTAAATTACAACAGATATAAAACTAGCAACTTGGGTACAGCACAAAAATTTGAACCAAATCCTGAAATTCTACGCAATATACTGGTATGAGTTTAAAGTTTAGTCAAGGTACATACACAGTAAAAAATACTGAAAAATATATTGGTTCTAATACTCCTAGATATAGAAGTAGCTGGGAAAGAACTTTTATGATGTTTTGCGACAGTAATCCAAATGTTCAACAATGGGCTAGTGAATGTATTAAGATTCCCTATCGAGATCCTTTGACAGATAAACAAACAGTTTATGTACCAGATTTTTTTATTGTTTATCTTGATAAAAATAAAAAGAAACATGCAGAACTAATTGAAATAAAACCAGCAAAACAAACATTAAGAGAAAAAGTTGGAAAAAATCCTTACGACCAAGCTCAATATGTTAAAAATATGGCAAAATGGAAAGCAGCAACATTGTGGGCAAAACAAAATGGTGTAGCATTTCGCGTGTTAAATGAAAATGATATTTTTTCCAATTCTAAAAAATAAAATAAGTAATGTATTATGACAAAACGCTTAGAAGAAATTTTAAATATTGCTCCTCAAGAAGACGAACCATTTATTGAACCAGAAACTACAACTGCAACTCCAACGGTTCCTACAATTGACCTTCAAGAAAAATTAGAAGAGTTTGATAAAATATCAGCAGCATTGCCGAGAGTAAAAGGTCTAGGAGATATTGCAGACGACGAACTAGATGCTCTTGCTAGTAAAGCAGAAAAGGCCTACGACGATTTAATGGATCTAGGTATGAACGTTGAAGCAAGACATGGTGCAAGGATGTTTGAAGTGGCTGCACAAATGATGAATGCTGCTATTCAAGCTAAATCTGCTAAGATTGATAAAAAACTAAAAATGGTAGATCTGCAACTTAAAAAATTAGCTATTGATAAAAAGAATAGTACTAAAGGTGACGAACCTATCGAAGGCGAAGGATATATTATTACCGATCGTAATAGCATCCTTGAAAAACTAAAGAATTTGAATAAATAACTGACTATGAAAACATTCAAAGAACATCTACTTGAATCACAAAAACGTTACGATTTCCGCATTAAAATTGCTGGAGATTTTACCACCGAACAAGAGTCTAATCTAAAAAAAGTATTAGACAAATATGCAGTTAGTGGTTGGAAAAAAGCAGGAAAGACTCCTATACAGGAACTACCTTTAGATTTCCCTCAAATTAAAAATTGTGAAGTTAATATTTACGAAGTAACTTTAGATTACCCTACAACACAACACGAACTAACTGAATTTATTGCTAATCAATGCGGCGTTAATAAATCACATCTTGCAGTTCGTCGTCCTGGCGAACCTACTGAAGAATATCAACATGTTGAAGAAAAAAGAGAAGGTGCTTTATTAACAGATCCTGATTACAAAGAAGCACCTAATGCTAAATTTGAAGATTTTTATGGTGACAAATACAATACTGGATTTGTTAAAGAACTAAATGATCTTCTTAAATTACAACGTAAAGAACGCGGAGAAGAAATTCCTACAACAGAAGCAGCAAAATTTAATACTGATTCCGATGCTGGAAAAACTAGTGTGCTAAAACAAGCCAAAAGTCCAAGGAAATAATTATGCAAATGATCGACTTAATGAAGCGTCTTGCTGAGCTAGATGCAAAAAACTCAAATGTTGTTAAAGAATCTAGTGTAGACGAATGCGGCATGATGGGAAGTATGGGTATGAGTCGCCCCCATAGTCCAGCAAGTATTAATATGACTGCTGCAACAGGCAAAGAACTAAGTTCAATGCTTAAAGACATTATGACACTTGCTGGGCATCAGCAGATGCATGAACCAATGCACGATGTTGAGCCCATGGGTGGTGCAGACGGCGTAGCAGTAGTCGACGTTGAGCCAAGCCCAGAAGTTGGAGCAGATGAACCATCAATTATGCGCTCAATGATTGATAAACTAAATCCCGACGTTCAGGTAGCAGGATATGATGCTGCTGTTCCAAGCGGTAATGATTTACATAAAGAAAAACAACAATTCCCAGCAACACAACGTGGTGACAATCCAATGGCTGTTACTTTCGAATCGTTAATGGCAGAATATCGTAAATTCTTAGGTGAAGGAATGTCAGATCACGAAGATGAATTATCTTTACGTACCTCAGTGTTAGATGTATTACAAACTATATATGACGGAGCATCAGCAGGTGAAGAAATGATTGACACTGTTGCAGATGAGCTAGGCGACTATTACGACGAAGTAGAACAGAGCGGTGATCAAGAACTTATGAAAGCATATAGATTTGTACGAGAAAAAGGTGCCGATGCCGAGGGCAATCCTGAAATGATGGCAAAAGTAGTAAAACAAGCAATGTCTGTTTTAGGAAACGATCAAGGTGTGGCGGAAGGCCAAAAATCGTGGACCGATGGAACTGTTGAGTATTCGATGACAGATCCTAATAATCCTGACGCTGAAATAGACGTTACTATAGATTACACTATTGATCATCGACACAACGAGTGTAGAGTTGATAGTGTAACAAATTCAGAGACTGGTGAAGACCTTACAAATAAAGTAGATAGACGACAATTTATAGATGTTTGTGTAAACGATTACCAAAGAAGAAGTGACGATAGATACGACCAAGGTATGGCGGAAGCCGACACAATGGAATCTATGTTAAAACTAGCAGGACTTAAAAAATAAACAATTTTTAAGTTAACCAAATAGCCACTTAGGTGGCTATTTTTTTCAGTAAATAATATTATGGGAAGCAAAAACTTAGATGGCAAACTTGTAAAAACCGCGCACTCTACGCAACGTTTTACAGAAAAGGATCTTGAAGACCTAGCAAAATGCATGGATCCAGAAACAGGTCCACACTACTTCCTTGAAAACTTTTTCTACATTCAACACCCTGTAAGAGGTAAACTAAAATACGAACCATTCGACTATCAACGTAGACTGATAGACAGCTATCACCAACATAGATTTAACGTAAATTTACTTCCTCGTCAGACGGGTAAAACAACAACTGCTGCCGGTTATTTGCTTTGGTATGCAATGTTTGTACCAGATAGCACTATTCTAATTGCAGCACACAAGTATACAGGTGCACAAGAAATTATGGTTCGTATTCGTTACGCATACGAAATGTGTCCTGACAATATCCGAGCAGGTTGTACAAGCTATAATAAACAAAGTATTGAATTTGAAAATGGTTCTAGAATAATTGCACAAACTACAACAGAAACAACCGGCCGGGGTATGAGCTTGTCATTACTATATGCTGACGAGTTTGCATTCGTTGCACCAAATATTGCTAGCGAGTTCTGGACCAGTATTTCACCTACACTAGCAACAGGCGGTAAGGCAATTATTACAAGCACGCCGAACTCAGATGAGGATCAATTTGCAAGTATATGGAAAGAAGCAAATAAGAGATTTGATGAACACGGAAATACAACTAAAGTTGGTCGTAATGGATTTTTTCCATTTAGAGCATATTGGAACGAACATCCAGATAGAGATGAAAAATGGGCCGACGTTGAACGTAGTAGAATAGGTGAAGAACGATTTAGACGAGAACACGATTGCGAATTTTTAGTATTTGATGAAACTTTAATTAGCAGTATTAAATTAGCAGGAATAGAAGGCAAAGAACCATTTATGAAAATGGGTCAATGTAGATGGTACAAAAAAATTAATCCTGCCCATACATATATAATATCTCTAGATCCAAGTTTAGGTACAGGTGGAGATCCTGCTGCTATTCAGGTTATCGAAATTCCGACGCTAATTCAAGTAGCAGAATGGCAACATAATTTAACTACAGTACAAGCACAAGTAAGAATATTAAGAGATATTTGCAACTATATTAATGATGAATGTGCTGCAAAAGGTAGTCAAGCAAACATTTACTATTCAGTTGAAAACAATACTGTAGGTGAAGCAGCATTGGTCGCAATTTCAGAGATAGGCGAAGAAAGCATACCGGGATTATTCTTAAGTGAACCGATTAAGAAAGGGCATGTAAGACGATTCCGTAAAGGATTTAATACAACACATTCAAGTAAAATTGCAATTTGTGCAAAATTAAAACACCTAATTGAAAGTGATAGACTAAAGCTACATTCAAAACCACTCATATCAGAATTAAAAACATTTGTAGCAAAAGGCATAAGCTTTGAAGGAAAAGTAGGAAGTACAGACGATCTTGTTAGCAGTTTGCTATTGGCATTAAGAATGATTATTATGTTGCAAGATTGGGATCCGGCAATTTACGATAAAATGCGAGAAGAACGAGAAGATGAATTCATAATGCCTATGCCGATTTATATTTCGAATTATTAATTATGAAAATTGCATTTTGTTTTTGTGGTCATGTGCGAACTGGTGATTATGCTGCCGACAATCTTATTAGATATATGGGAGATTTATTACCTAATATTGATTTTTTTATGCATACATGGAATACGAACGAATATAAAGGTGTATATCATAACAGTATTCGAGTTCGAGAATTATGTAAAGAAAAAAATTGCGGATATAGAAATTTAGATCTTAGAGCATTGAATCCATACATACCAGAAAATACTTTTTCTGTAATTGACAAAATGCAAAAAAAATATAAAAAACAATTTAAAAAAATTGAAGTAGAACTATTTAATGAAAACATTGTAAAAAAAAATGTTAAACCGAAATTAAGGCCTCATTGGTATTCATGGTATAAGGTAAATCAATTAAAAAAAATATACGAAGAAGATAATAATTTTACATACGATTATGTAATAAAATTAAGACCTGACATAATTTTTTCAAACAATGATAGTTTACAATCAGATATAGATTATTGTTTAAATTATAAATTAGAAAATTCTATATATCTAAAAGATGATGTATTTTATATAGCAGATTCAAAAACTATGGATATAGCAGCATCACTAATGGTTAGTGATCTAGAAAATTTACACAGAGATAATTATTTTGAAATTTTAGCATCTATGGAAATTATTCCAAAAAAAACAAAAACACAACTTTTTGCTATATATAGACCGGAAAGTATTCCAGAAAGTTCATTAAATTTTATAAAATGTTTTCATAAAGCACATGAATGGTATCAACCTTTTAATTTTCCCTTACCATACAATGATCAAATAGATATATAAAAATTTTACAAGAATATTAGATAAATATCTGCTAAGGATAATAAAATGCAAGCAATACAAATTATTTCTCAAGACCTCTTTGATAAGGTACGTAGCCGTTTTCAAAATTTAGAAATGGGAGATAAAACTGGTGCTGTAACTTTAGATCCAGCCGAAGCACGATTTTTTGATTTTGATTTTATCAATGAAGGTGTAAACTTAGGTCGTGTTAGTGTTAGTCTAAATGATTTAGGTAGTTTAAAAATATATTACAGCCAAGGTATAACAGAAAATAAAGACGCTATTTCTAAGAAAATGTGGTATAACTTTTTAAAAGAAATGCGTATGTTTGCTATGCGTAGATTATTACGTTTTGATACACGAGATATTGCTAAAACAAATCTAGATAAAAACGATTTTCAATACTTGGCTTCTAAGCAGGCTTCAAAGGAAGAAGAACCTATGACAAAAATGAACGAATCACGTTGGGTTGCAGAAAAAAGCACCAAAAAAACAAGCCGTGCGGTAAAAGGTCGCACTCAGGTCATTGTAAGACATACTGAATCAATGGCCGAAAGACGAATTGGTGACCGTAGTAATCCGAAAAGAATTAAGGCAATTTATATAGAAAATTCAGACGGAGAAAGATTTAAATATCCATTTATACATCCGGCAGGCGCATTTGCAATGGCTCAACACGTTGATCACGGCGGCATCCCACACGATCCTGCAGGTAAGGCAATTATTAAAATGAGCGAACAAATTGCTCAATTACAAGAATTTAGAAGACAAGTCCAAAGTTCTACCTTAAACGATGACGCAACTGGAATATCCGAAAGGGCCGTAGGCCGACTACACGAACTTAAAACAAAAATCGAAGCTTTGGGTAGACGTAACTATTATGAATCTTGGTTATCAGAATTTAATGAAACAGAACATGATGACGAAATGTTATCAGAATTAGATCCTGTAACATTTGAAAGCTATAAATCAGCATTTACACAATCAAAATTTAATGAAGAACTAGGCAAACTATTCCCATTAATACATAGCATAATGCAAGAAAAAATTGATTTAGAAGATTATGTAAAAGAAGAAACAACTAGTGATGATGAAGAAGACGACGAAGTAAAAGAGAATGCATTTGAAGAATTTGAACAATGGGCAGAAGCAACTGAACAAGGCAAATTAACAGACGATCAAATTGAACAACTAAAACAAGCAATAGAAGAATTACCAAATGGCAAATTAGAATTAGGCCCCGATGGACAAACAGCTTGGCAATTTTTTAGCGAACTTGGACTGAAAGATTCCGACCTAGAAGATAAACTAAAATCTGCAGCCGACTTAGATTCAACAACAGACTCTATGGAAGTTTTAAAAAGCTGGGCCGAAGATAACTATCCAGAATTATTAGTAGCATTAGGAATGAGTAATGATGAAACTCCTCCCGAAGCAGGGGCTCAACCTGCTGCCGAGCCAGGAGCTGAACCTGCTGCTCAACCTGCTCCTGCAGAACAACCAGCAGCTGAAAATGATGAGATGTCAGGCACCGGCCTAGTACCAGAAAGTGTCGACAAAAAAGGTTCAATGATTGAAGAAATTGCAAAGTTAGTAAAGAGCAGATTCAACGAGTCAAATCCAAATGTAGGCCCATTTAACGGGCATGAAGGTATTTTACTTGATGTTGAAAAAACTATTAGCGAAAAATTTGGAGAAAAAGCTGGAAAACAAGCTCGTGTTATAGCTGAAAAATATATGGAAAAGTTAACCATGAAATGGCAACAACGTCATGGCGATAAACTTATGGGCGAAAAAACAGATGATATACAAAGATTAAAAGAACTAGTAGGCAATTTAAAATCTAAATTAGAAGAAAAAGATGTAGAAGAAGTACATCAGAAAAATTTCAATCCTTATAACGATTTAGCCGGTAGAGGTAGAATAAGTAGTATTAACAAAACTCCTGCTGGTAAACAGAGAGATTTTGATCGTGGAACAGAAAGACTAAAAGATAAAATGAAGTTCACTCAGAGTCAAGGTGGAGTTAGCGGTCCAAAAGGTCCATTACCAGAAATGGCAGCTTTGAAAAAATTGGCAGGTTTGACAAAATAATTTAACCATTATTGTTGTTTTTTATAAATAAAGTGTGTATAGTTAATCCTATACGCACTTTTTCTTTTTAGTCAGTGGGCTTTAAAGAAATGGCATAACATAATCTAACATTAAGGAAAAACATTATGGCAACTTTAGCAGAAATTCGCGCAAAACTACAACAATCCGCTCAAACTAATACTGGTTCAACAGGCGGAGACAATGCAATTTACCCGCATTGGAATATTCAAGAAGGTCAAACAGCAACAGTCCGTTTTCTACCAGACGGCGATTCAAATAACACTTTTTTCTGGATCGAACGTGCAATGATCAAATTGCCTTTTGCTGGCGTTAAAGGTGAAACTAGTTCTAAACCAGTAACTGTACAAGTTCCTTGTATGGAAATGTGGAACGAAACTTGCCCCATCCTTACTGAAGTTCGTCCTTGGTTTAAGGATAAGAGTCTAGAAGAAATGGGTCGTAAGTATTGGAAGAAAAAGTCTTACTTGTTCCAAGGCTTTGTTGTTGACAGTAAGCTTCAAGAAGATAAGACACCTGAAAATCCTATCCGTCGCTTTATCATTGGTTCACAGATTTTTAACATTGTTAAGAATGCACTAATGGATAGTGAAATCGAAGAACTTCCTACTGACTTTGTTCGTGGGCTTGACTTCAAGATCACTAAGACAAGCAAAGGCGGTTATGCTGACTATTCAACAAGCAATTGGGCTCGTCGTGAACGTGCTCTTAGCGCCGATGAAAAGGCAGCAATTGATCAATATGGTTTGTTTAATCTTAAGGACTTCTTACCTAAGAAGCCAGGCGAGGTTGAACTTAAGGTTATTAAGGAAATGTTCGAAGCCAGCGTTGACGGCGAAGCATTTGATATGGATCGTTGGGGTCAATACTTTAAGCCAAGTGGCTATGCTAGTACAGCAGCTAGCCAACCTAAGGCAAAATCAGGTGTAGAGGAAGACGACGTCCCTTTTGAAGCTGCGGCTCCAGCACCCGCTAAAACTGCTGCGAAACCAGCAGTAGTAGAAAGTGAAGAGCCACCGTTCGATACTGATTCTTCAAAGAAGACAGCAAGCAACGATGCTAGCAATCGTGCAGCAGATATCATTGCTATGATCCGTAAGCGTCAAACTCAATAAGGAGACGGTTATGGGAAAAGCCTTTGATATTTCAAAGTTTCGTAAATCTATCACTAAGTCTATCGAAGGACTTGGTATCGGATTTAACGATCCTACAGACTGGGTTTCAACTGGCAATTACGCCCTAAACTATCTTATCAGCGGGGACTTCTTCAAGGGAGTCCCCCTTGGTAAGGTAACGGTGTTTGCAGGTGAATCTGGTGCAGGTAAGAGCTATATTTGCTCTGGTAATATTATTCGTCATGCACAAGAACAGGGCATTTATGTTATCCTTGTTGATACAGAAAATGCACTTGACGAAGCATGGCTTCATGCACTAGGTGTTGATACTAGTGAAAATAAACTTCTTAAACTTAACGTAGCAATGATCGACGATGTTGCTAAGACTATTAGTGAGTTTATGAAAGAATATCGTGCAATGCCCGAAGATGAACGTATGAAGGTATTGTTCGTGATCGATTCACTTGGAATGTTGCTTACTCCTACTGATTTAAATCAGTTTGAAGCAGGCGACTTAAAGGGTGACATGGGTCGTAAGCCTAAGGCATTGACAGCACTAGTTCGGAATTGTGTTAACATGTTTGGTAGTTATAATGTTGGATTAGTTGCAACTAATCACACATATGCTAGTCAGGATATGTTTGATCCGGATGATAAAATTAGCGGCGGTCAAGGATTTATCTATGCATCGAGTATTGTCGTTGCAATGAAAAAGTTGAAACTCAAGGAAGACGAAGACGGTAACAAAGTAAGTGATGTACTAGGCATTCGTAGTGCTTGTAAAATCATGAAAACTCGTTATGCTAAACCTTTTGAATCAGTTCAAGTTAAAATTCCCTATTCAACAGGCATGGCACCCACCTCTGGGTTAGTTGACATGTTTGAAAAAATGGGAGTCTTGACAAAAAGCGGAAATAAGTTACAATATGTAAGTAAGAAGACAGGTGAAATTGTTTCAGAATTCCGCAAAAATTGGTCTGAAGATAAACTAATGACTATTATGTTAGAATGGGATAACACAACTGTCCAATCTACTATTTCCAATACAGAAGAAACAGAGGATGCAGAATGAACGAAGAATTAATTATTGAAATTTGGGATACATTTAAAGAATATGTACCAGATAAGAATAAAGAACATGCTGCAAATCAATTTGTCGATTTTTTAGTTGGAAAAGATGTTGAACTTGAGACTCTTCAAGGTCTTAAAGGTTTCGATTCACATCTTGACGAGGCTATTGACCTTGTAGTTGAAGAATATAAGTCTTTAGATGGCGAAGACGATGTTGATTACGGAGACGACGAGGACTATTAATGTCATGGTATTCTAAAATTAGTAAAGATATTACTAATCTTCCTGACTGCATAGAATACTTTTATCAAGAACTTAACTCAGCTAAAGCCGAAGCTCGGATACATGGAAATGTTGAAAAGGCTTCGGCTTCTTTACCTGGAATTGTTGAACATCGCTTCAATCAACTTCAAGAAATTGAAGCAATTTTAGAGTACCTTAATATTGAATTAAGAAGAACACGCAGTAAAGTTTTTAAAAAGTATCTAGAAAATTATCAACGTGCATTGAGCAGTCGAGATGTTGAAAAATATGTCGATGGCGAAGCAGACGTAGTTGATATGGAGATAATTATTAACGAATTTGCCATGTTAAGAAATCAATGGCTTGGTATTATTAAGTCTCTTGACATCAAACAATGGCAATTGAGCAATATAATTAAACTGAGAACCGCCGGATTAGAAGATATTACATTATAATGTATATTGATACACTTATTTCTCATTTAACTCGTTCCTTTGTTGCGGGAATGAATTCTTTTGACCTTAAACTTATGCTAAGTTTAGATGACCAACTTAAATTCGGTAACTATCTCACTGAAAAACAAGGAAAGCTGGCTGTTTCATTATTGAAAAAATATAAAATAAAATTAACACAGGCATTGTTAATTGATATTTCACCTTTTCTTGAAAATCCTCAATTCAAATACCCTTTCCGAGTGATAAACTTGTCACAATCCATAAAAATTATCAGCGACCCGACCCATATAAAATTGATAAAGGTCGAATTTCCTTATGATGAAAAAATTGTAACAAAGTTTAGACAAGAAAAACCTAAATTTTTTCATTGCCAATGGAATGATAGCGAACGAGCATGGCTTTTTTCATTAGAAGAAGCCAGTGTACAGTTTTTAATGTTATTGCTACCAGAATATAACTTCACATGTGATGATGAATTTGTAAAATACATGAACCAAATTCAAAGTATTCAAAAAAACATCGAACATCATGTGCCCATGATCACTAAAAATGAGGAGAATTTTAATTTTATTAATGTTGTTGAACATTTCCCTAAAATTACATCGAGTGATCTGGTAGAATCATTGTTCATGGCACGAAAATTAGGTATCTATACGTGGGACGAGGCAATTGATAAAGAAATTAATTCAGACAATATTGATCCTGAAGTTAGAACATTTTTAAAAACTAACCCCAGTGATGCATTTTCATTAATTTTAACCGAAAAACCAATAAATTCATTAAAAAATATTGTTAAACATTTACTACCATGTCTTGTTGTAATCTCTAATGGATCAGAATTAACAAAATTACAAAACACTATTGACTTTTTTCACGAACTGAATATAGATAATTCAGAAATGAGCGTACTTTTTCGACTTCCAACAGATGGAGGTAAAGATTTTAACGAATATGTACGAGATAACAAATTAAACTCTTCTGTGACTGAGAAAACAAAAATAATTTTTATTAGCGAACATATTCCTAAAACTATTTTAGAACCTAAGAAAATATTTAATTCTGTGTTAAACTATAATTTTTATACAGCACATTATAAAATGAAAGAATTTTTGCGTTTTCAACCTAATGTAATTAATATTTTAGAAACACACAATAGGAAACTAAATTTTGGCAACATGTAAAGTTATAATTAAAGATGAAATTAATGTTAAGATTGAAAATCTTGATCTTGACACTAGAAAAGCATTGGTTAAAAAGTTTAAGTACGAAGATCCCACTGCTCGCTATCGTCCTGCCTATAAATTAGGTCGATGGGACGGTACAATTTCATTTTTTGGGCTAGGAGGAACTACTTATCTTTCTATGCTTCAACAAGTTTTAGAATTTTTAGAAAGCAGAAATTATTACATTGAACTTGAAGATCAACGTATTGCTACAGACCTAAAATTTACTGAAATTTTTGAAGATTTTTGGGGTGAAAAATGCTGGCCTAAAGGACATCGCTTTGAAGGCCACCCTATTCGTCTACGCGATGATCAAGTCGAAGTTATTAATAAATTTTTAGAAAATCCTCAATGCCTACAAGAAATTGCTACTGGTTTTGGCAAAACCATTACTACCGCAACTTTGGCAAAAATTTGCGAAAAATATGGAAAAACTGTAACTATTGTACCTAACAAAAGCCTTGTTGAACAAACAGAAGAAGACTTTGTTAACTGCGGTTTGGACGTTGGTGTTTACTACGGTGATAGAAAAGACCTAACAAGAACTCACACTATTTGTACTTGGCAAAGTTTGAATATTTTAGACAAAAAATCACATGATGACGAACTTGATGCCTTAAAATTAGCTGAATTTTTAGACGGAATTCGTTGCGTAATGGTTGACGAAGTCCATATGGCCAAGGCAGAAGTCCTCAAAAAAATCCTAACACAAAATTTATCTAACGCTCCTATTCGATGGGGACTTACTGGCACTATCCCTAAACAAGATTTTGAATATCAAGCACTACGAGCTAGTATCGGAGACGTTGTACATCGAGTTTCTGCTCACGAATTACAAGCCAAGGGCGTGTTGAGTAACTGCCATGTAAACATTGTACAAACTGCCGAATGGAAAGAATTTGGTAGCTATGCAGAAGAACTAAAATATTTGGTCACCGACTCAGAAAGAATGACTTATATTAGTCGTTTGATTAAACAAATTGCAAATTCTGGTAATACTTTAGTTCTAGTGGATAGAATTGAAAGTGGAAAATTTATGATAAACGAATTGCCAGACAGTGTGTTTATATCGGGCGAAGTGAAAACAAAAGATAGAAAAGAAGAATACGATGAAATTAAAACTGCTACTAACAAGATTATTGTGGCGACTTACGGTGTGGCCGCTGTGGGTATTAATATTCCTCGTATTTTTAATCTGGTTCTTTTGGAACCCGGAAAGAGCTTTGTTAGAGTTATACAAAGCATTGGGAGAGGTATTAGAAAAGCAGAAGACAAAGATCATGTAGAAATATGGGATATTACGGCAAGTACAAAATATGCCAAACGTCATTTAACTGAACGTAAAAAATACTACAAAGATGCAAAATATCCTTTTAGTATTGAAAAAACAAAGTATATATAATAAAATTAATAATCATGCAAATACTCACATTAGAAAACAAAACATTTTTTTTAAACGATCTACCAGAAGAAGTAAATGACGATCTAAGATTCGCAATACTAGATAATAGCGATAATCAAAATCCTGACTATTTTTTCATTCCCTTAATCTTTTTAGAAAGTTTTACAGGTCCAGCAGCTCAACTACAAATCGGTCCTTACGAAATAATGATGCCTCTTGATTGGTGCACAGTTGTAGGAGATCCCGAAGGACCGGATATGGAAATTTTGCCATTGACTAGTCTTAACGATAGAGGATTTAAAACATTTTGCTTTAACCCCTTATCAGGTTTTAGACCAGCATTTTTAGATATTGATATTATTGACGTTTATCAAGAAGTTAAATGGTACTTTCCAAAAATGCGTTCGGGACAATTACTATGTACACCTTTACATTCTGGCGATAAACCACAATGTACTTACTTTGTTAAAGAAGTAAGCAGACAAAGTGAATTGCTAGATTACACTAAATGCTGGTAAATTATGGGCCAACTTAAACCGGGCGCAACTTATATTTACGAAAAAGCAGATGGTATAACTTATGCTCGAGAAGCAGGTAGTCCATTGAACACACGGTTTGAGATTGGTAGAGATTACGATAGAACCCTTAGAGATGAATCAGAGCTTTGGGAAAAAATTATTATCGAAGGCAAAAATAATCCTGCTTTACAAAAAGCACTAGATAATGCTAAACTAATATATCATTTAAGTAAAAAACAAGAACCTCTTTTTTGGCATCCTGTATAATATGGCAACAGCAAAACTTGATATCAAACGCGAACTTCAGGCAGTAGATACAAAAAATTATAACTTTTATGATAATCTAACAGATGAAGAACGTAAGGCATTTAGTCCTTATATTCTCATGCGCTATACTTCAAACGTACAGGGCGATAAAGATATCCAAGAATGGTTTCTTGAAATGACTAATGAATGTGTTAATAAACATCATTGGACTTTAAGCAAAAATCATAAACCTTTACTATGGAAACTATTTGCGTCTACTGGTGCAGGAATACCTACTTATCATCCTTATCTTGCAGCAGGAAAAAAAGAAAAAGCAAATAAAATTGAAAAACTACTTGTTGAAATTTATCCAAGTCGTAAATTAGAAGATATAAAATTGTTAGCTAGCATGATGTCTAAAGACGATTGTAATGAGCTATTTGATAAAATGGGCTTTGATAAAAAACAAAGAAAAGAATACGAATGAGATATTTTTCTTATAATGAATACAAAACTGAACCGGGTGTTGACGACTACGTTGCAACCGTGTCGGAAGAAGATATTAGAAAAGAATATTACCCTTATTGGTACGAAAAAATGTGTAAAAAATTCGGTCAAGAAACTGTAGATAGTAACTATTGTTTTGAAGATTGTCTAACAGATTGGGTTGTAGTACATTGGGCATGGGAAGTAAAATGATAGCACTAGTAGAACAACCTCATACTTGCATTCATTGCAAAAAGAAATTTATGCAAGAGAAAACTCTTGTGGCCCATATGTGTGAACGTAAACGTCGTGCTTTACAAAAAGATGAAAAACGTGTTCAGGCAGGTTTTATGGCCTATAATAGATTTTGGGAATTAACTCAGAATTCTAAAAAATCAAAGACCTATGACGAATTTGCTGATAGCAGTTACTATAACGCATTTGTTAAATTTGGCAGTTTTATTAATAATGTAAATCCACTTTATCCTGATAAATTTATTGACTACGTTATCAAAAGCGGTGAAAAATTAGATAATTGGTGTAAGGATAAACTTTACGAAAAATATTTGTTCGAAATACTAAAAACTGAACCTGTTGAATCTGCTGTACAAAGAACTATTCAAACTATGATGGAATGGGCCGACGAACATAACGCAGAATTTGCACATTACTTTAATTACGTTAGTCTTAATAAAGCAGTATACGATATCTTAAACGGTCATATTAGCTGTTGGGTAATATTAAATAGCAAAGCTGGAAAAGACATGATTCAAAAAATGAATGACGAGCAAATATCTATGATTGCTCCGGCATTCGAAGCCAAGTATTGGTTTAAAAAATTTAAAGAAACTCCTGCTGATGTTGCACTAGTAAAAGAAATTTGTAAAGAGATTGGGATAGAATGATTGACATTAGAAACTTTCTAAAAGATCACTCAATTAGAATTATTGATGATACTAAAAGAGCACATAGACATACTAGATTTAATACAGCTCTATTTCAATTTCCAGAAGATTATAATAAATTTCTAAAAGAAGAAACACTCAGATTTGAGACAGAAAAACTATATACTCTAGAGATTGCCGAAAGTGAATTAGAACGCATTGCAAGATTTGAAGCCGAAGTTTATAATCATATGAACGAACGCGGACATTACGGCATTTTTGATTCAATCATGCAGCAAAAAGAAGAAGAACGATATTTAAAAGATAAGTATCCAGCAGTAAAGAAAGCATATGAACAATATAGTTTAATGCTTAAAATGGCAAAAAGTGGGGAACTATGATCGATGAAAAACTAAATTCTGCAAAAGGTAGAGATAGCTATGATTCTACTTCTAGTGGAAATTTAGTAGCATTCTTCAATAGAAATGTCACTCCTTATCCTACTGAGGCCGGAGGTCCTAAATTTGACCTAGTACCTGTAACTAAGCAAAAAGATATAATGCTTAATGTTGCACGTCTATATGCACAACAAGAATATGATCGCATTATGGATCTCGTTAAGGTATTGCAAGGACAGGCTGAACAATTAAAAAGAAGATTAGAAATTACTGATGCAGTACATGCTGCCGAATATCAATTCCAAGTTTATCATGATCAATGCTATTGGCTAGCATTTGATAAAAGAAAACAAAAAACCATTTTGTGTCATCACGGACCTAATGATTCTTTAGTAACTGAAGGATATGATTGGATAGCTAGAGTAAAATGGTTAGGTGACCATACTTGGATAGAAGTAGAGGACGATAAATGAGATTGGAAGGATTTGTAGAAAAAGGATGGGGTCATGAACTCATTTGGGCTACCAATGACAAATATTGCGGTAAACTTTTAAAGTTCAATAAAGATGCGCGGTTCAGTATGCACTTTCACGCAGAAAAAGATGAAACTTGGTTTGTACTATCTGGCAAATTTCTTGTAAAATATATCGATACTAGAGATGCTACCGAACATCAAAAAGAATTAAATGTAAATGATACATGGAGGAATGAACCTCTATTCCCACATCAGATCTTTTGTTTAGAAGAAGGTACAATTATAGAAGTTAGCACACCAGATAGTGTAAGTGATAATTATCGTGTAGCAAAAGGTGATAGTCAAAAATGAAAATATTAGTTACAGGTCATAAAGGATTTATAGGACAGAATTTAACTGCTGCATTGAAAGATGATCACGAATTAACATTTTACGAATGGGGAGATCCTCCCCCAGAGTTTGAAGGTCTTGATTGGTGCATACATCTCGGCGCATTAAGTTCCACTACTGAAAGAAATGTTGAAAAAGTTATGAGACAGAATCATGACTTTAGTTGTATTATATTAATATCTTGTCAATTGCATGGTGTTAATTTACAATATTCTAGTAGTGCTAGTATATATGGTCAATTAAACGAATTTAGAGAAGATGGTCCAGTGGATCCTCGTAGTCCATATGCTTGGAGCAAATACCTATTTGACCGACATGTTACTACTCAAAATTTTGATAAAATAGTAGTTCAAGGTTTTAGATATTTTAATGTCTACGGTCCGCATGAAGATCATAAAGGAGATCAAGCTAGTCCTTATCATAAATTTGAAAAACAGGCAAAAGAAACCGGTATAATTAAAATTTTTGAAAATTCTGATAAATTCTTTAGAGATTTTGTTCCTGTTGAAACGGTGATAGATGTTCATAAAACATTTTTAAATGTTAAAGAAACTGGCATATGGAACGTAGGAACAGGTAAAATAAAATCTTTTGAAGAAGTGGCACAAGAAATAGCAAAAAAATATAACGCAACTATAGAGTATATTCCTATTCCCGAACATGTAAAAACTCAATATCAATCCTATACCAGAGCAGATGTTACTAAATTAAGAAAACACTATCAAATATGAAAAAAATAATTGTCAACGGAACATTTGATATTGTTCATGTTGGACATTTACGTCTTTTAGAATATGCCAGGTCCTATCCTGATTCTTATATCTATGTGTTAATTGATAGTGATAATAGAATTAAAAAATTAAAAGGTCCAGAAAGACCGATAAACAACGAATATGAAAGAGCTAGCTTATTAGCAGCATTGAGGTCTGTAGATAAAGTTGATATCTTTGATACAGATGATGAACTGAGAAATTATATAAAAAATTATGAACCGGATCTAATGATCAAAGGCAGCGACTATATAGATAAACCAATTATAGGTTCAGAATTTTGTAAACAAATTATCTTTTATGATAGACTTAACAAATACTCAACTACACAAAAAATTCAAGATATTGTTAATAGGTGATAGTTGCATAGATGAATACTATTACGGTACTTGTGATAGACTAAATCCCGAAGCACCTGTTCCTGTGTTAAAAATAACACATTGGAATTCAAAATATGGTATGGCAGCTAATGTTAAAGATAATCTCGAAGCATTTAACTGTGATGTTGATTTTATGACCGGCGGCAAAAAATCAATCAAACGTAGATATATCGATGAACGTAGTAAACAACATATTGTTCGAGTAGATGAAGATAAAATAAGCTCGCCATTTAATCCTAATTTTAAATCTTTAGCATTTGATCAGTATAATGCTATTGTTATCAGTGATTATAACAAAGGTTTTGTGACCTACGAAAATATAGCTGAAATTAGATTGCTATATAAAGGACCAATTTTTATCGATAGTAAAAAATCAGATTTGAAAAAATTTGAAGGATGCTATGTAAAGGTTAATGAACAAGAAAGTAAAAGTTCCATATCACATTGCGACAATCTGATAATAACATTAGGCGATAAGGGAGCTAAATTTAATAACCAAATATTCCCAACAGAAAAAGTAGAAATGGTAGACGTTTGCGGAGCAGGTGATACATTTTTGGCAGCACTGACTTACTTTTTCTTACTGACAAATGATATTAAAACTGCTATAATTTATGCAAACAAATGCTCGGCAATTTCCGTACAACATCAAGGTGTTTATACTTTAACAACTCAAGATATAGAAACAATTAAAAATGCCTGATATTGATATTGACTTTCACGATAGAACTCAAATATTAAATATAATTGAACATATACCTGCTTCAATTATAGAAAAAGATCTTGTTAAAAAACACAACACTGGTGTTTATTGTCAACAAATACCTACTAATCCTTTAAATAATCTTGCTAGTATTGATTACAAAACAGCAGAGGATAGAGGATATTTTAAATTAGATTTTCTTAACGTTAACATTTATAAAAATATAAAAAACGAAGAACATTTAATAAAACTTATGGAGACTGAACCACTATGGGATCTACTAGAGCAAGACGAATTCATCAATCTACTGTTTCATCTAAACGGACATGGGAATATCTTGAGAACCTTGAAACCCAAGAATGTCGAACAACTGGCAGCAGTACTGGCCTTAATTCGCCCGGCAAAAAGACACTTGCTTCATCAACCTTGGGATCAAATTTTAAAAGAAGTTTGGGTAAAACCTGATAATAATGATTACTATTTTAAGAAATCTCACGCAGTTGCATATGCATTGGCGATTATTGTACAGATGAACTTAATATGTGAATCTATTGGCTACGAATATTCTTAACAGATTTAACTAATTGAATTGATTTTCTTTTAACACGCTTTTCGGCAATATCACTTAGATTTACTATAGGTCCGAATAATAAATCAACATCCTTGGCATTGAATGTTTTTATAAAAGGCCTAAATACTATCATTTCTTTCTTTAGAAATATATTGATGGGAATTTTACGATTACTTTCCCACCACCACGTGTCTCCCATCTCTAAGAAAAATTTTCTTTCTTCTTCCCCACTTACCATCGATATATCATAAATGCTGACTATATTACTGTCAAAATTGACAATGATGCCGATATATTCCTTATTGTTGGATCTAATACAACTTAAAAACGGATAATTAATTTGAAACTTGTCTTTCATTATATTCAATAAATACTATTGCTATGCAAAATCTACCAGTCTATTTATATTCGAACACACTAGATGTAACACTAGATTTGGACACCATGACACGGGGAGTGAATCAGGTTATGTATCAACGTGATTTAAAAATTCAAAAAGGTATAAAAAATCAAGTTCGTATCCAATTTAAGAACAGCGATCAAAAAAAACTTAGAATCTACAATACACAAACTTTTGTATTCAGCATGTTTGATGCCGTAAATCAACGTCTGATTATAGAAAAAAATCTTTCCATTATCGACGCCGGCACAACTTCCACTAAAGGTTTGGCTCTACTAACTTTGACTGAAAGCGATACACTTGATCTAACTAGAACTAGCTATCAATACGCTATTAAATTACAAGATACAGACGGCACTTACTTGCCTGCTTATAGCAACACTTATTACGGAATGGCCGGAACCCTACACTTAAGTCAAGATATATATCCCGTATTACAAGATAGTAAAGAAATAACTAATTTTACTAAAACTTATAACGATCAAATTTTTAAGTACGAGCATAAAAGCGGAAATGTCTACGCAAATCCGGAATTCAACGGTAATACAGCTTTGCATACTGTGGCCTGCTACATGACAAACTATAAAGGCACTGTACAAATTCAGGTAACTTTAGATAACACTCCTGGCGTTAACTCAAACTACAGCACCGTAGAAGAACGTACCTACAACGGTTTTACAGGTATCGATTATATCAATTTTAACGGCGTTTATAGTTTTGTTCGAATAAAACATATACCTGCACAAGGACCTACAGATCCAGATAATGATAATCCTGCTTACTACGGAAGCTTTGACAAAGCACTGTATAGAAGTTAAAATAGTAGGATGAGTGAGATACAAGCAGCATTACAAGCACTATTGCCTCCAAAGAAAAAGCTAACTCCTAGCGGATGGACTAGCTTTAACGCTCCTTGTTGCCATAATAGAGGTGAATCTAAAGATAATCGTCAACGTGGTGGAATACTACTAAATCCCAACGGTGGCTTCCAATATCACTGCTTTAATTGCAACTTTAAAGCAGGATGGAGCACTGGACATCTTTTATCAAAAAATACTAAAAGCCTTTTTAAATGGCTAGGACTTTCTGATACTGAAATTGATAAACTGTCTTTTATTGCACTACAAAATAAACAGGATCAACCTGGAAATAAAACAACAATTAAATTTGAACTTGAAGAACGAACTTTACCCGATAACTGTTTGCCTATAGATACTTGGGTAGCCGAAGGCGCTCAAGATACTGAACTACTCGATGTAATTAAATATTTGGCAAATGAGCGCAAAGTAGGGTGGGATTGGTATCCGTGGCATTGGAGCCCCGAAAACGGCTACAGAGATCGAGTGATATTACCATTTTATCATAACGGTAAAATTGTAGGTTGGACAGGAAGAAAAATAGGAGATGGTAAACCAAAATACCTAACAGACACTCAACCTGGCTATGTATTCAATATTGACCATCAAACTTACGATAGAAAATACGTAATAGTAGTAGAAGGACAATTCGATGCTATTGCTATAGATGGCATCGCTGTTATGCACAACGACCCTAACGAAACACAATGCTCTAGAATTAATGCATTGGGCAAAGAAGTCATTGTTGTACCTGATAGAGATAAACCGGGCGCTAAATTAATTCAGGCAGCACTTGACAATCATTGGACAGTGAGCTTACCGCCTTGGGAAGAACATATTAAAGACGCAGCAGATGCAGTTAAACATTATGGTAGATTGTACACACTTTTCACAATTCTACACTATCGAGAAACAAACGAGATAAAAATACAACTACTAAAGAAAAAACTAGAAGCACTCAATGGATAAACCTAATTACAACTTAGACACACAAAGATTATATCTGGAAATGTTTTTGTCGGACGCAGAAACATTTATCCGCTGTCAAAATATTTTTGACCCGGAAAACTTTGATCGAAGATTACAAAATGTTGCTGAGTTCATTAACAAATATGTTGATGAATATAAGGTCATGCCCGAAGTTAGAATTGTTAATGCTACTTGTGGAAGTAATCTAGAAACACTATCGTTACCTAGAGAAAACTATGAATGGCTCATGGACGAGTTTGAACATTTTAGTCGACATAAAGGACTAGAACGTGCTATTCTAAAATCCGCTGACTTACTGGAAAAAGGTGATTACGGCCCTGTAGAAAAACTAATCAAAGACGCTATTCAAATTAGTCTTAACAAAGATATGGGTACAGATTACTTTGAAGATCCTCGCTCTAGACTTGAGAAAATTAAAAATAATAACGGACAAACTTCAACAGGTTGGCCTTCAGTAGATAAGAAACTCTACGGCGGATTTAATCGAGGAGAACTTAATATCTTTGCAGCAGCATCGGGCGGCGGCAAAAGTCTATTCCTAGCTAACCTTGGTGTGAACTGGGCTATGTTGGGATTGAACGTAGTCTACTTGACTTTTGAACTTAGTGAAAATCTAGTGGCTATGCGACTGGATAGTATGATGACCGGCATCTCAACTAGAGAGATTTTTAAATCAATCGACGACGTTGAATTGAAGGTTAAAATGGCGGAAAAACGTGCAGGAAGCATACAGATTAAGTATATGCCTTCAGGAAAAAATTGTAACGATATTCGCGCCTATTTGAAGGAATATCAGGTCAAAAAGGGGCAAAAACCAGACGTTTTGTTAATAGATTACCTGGATTTAATGATGCCTCTAAGTGTGAAGGTAAGTCCTAGTGATCTGTTTGTTAAAGACAAATACGTGTCAGAAGAGATCCGTAATTTGGCTATGGAAACACAATGTATTACAGTTACAGCTAGTCAGCTGAATCGAAGTGCCGTAGAAGAAATCGAATTCGATCATAGTCACATTTCAGGTGGTCTGAGTAAGATTCAAACAGCTGATAACGTGATCGGTATCTTTACTAGTCGTGCTATGAAAGAACGTGGCAGATATCAAATACAATTTATGAAAACTCGTTCTAGCTCAGGTGTGGGTCAAAAAGTGGATTTAGAATTTAATGTTGATACTTTACGTATTACAGATTTAGGCGAAGATGAAGAACCTAGCTTTAATCAACAAAAAATGCAAACTAGCAATGTTGCACAAGCCCTAAAACGCTCTAGCAAAATTGAAACAGCACCAAATCAAGAAACTACATCAAACCCTAAAAAAGTTATGGATATTAGAAATATTTTAGCTCAAATTAACAGTGAAAAAGATTAAGCTAACCAAGAAGATACCTGCAATTTGCTGGCTTCAGTGATAACATTTTTCCATTGATTTTGACCATCAAATTCAAATACTAATTCATTAGTAGCAGGTATTTGACTCCAACTTAATGCTATGT